CTGGACGTTGTCCGGGCTACCCGCGTCGATAACTGCGGGCTTCCGATTCCCGGCGAGAACGCGTTCGTGTCCGAGTGCGTGGCGTCCGTCGCCATGAACCCGAACGTGGACGTGGCCGATGACGTCATCTACCGCGCGGCCAATGGCACCCTCTGCGGTGTGAAGCGCGGCTGCCCCACACTGCTCGGCTACGACCTGGAATTCAACTTCTTCCAGGTCTCGCCCCAGCTGACGTCCGTGCTCACCAACCAGCCCGAGGTGCTGGACGCGGGCGGGGAACTGGTCGGCTTCGATGACTGTGCGATCCAGTGCGCGGGTGGCTTCGCCCTTGAGTTCTGGGCTGAGCTGGTGGGCCAGAACTGCACCGAGACGGGCCAGCAGCGGTACCTGTACGTGCTGCTGCCGTGGATCAGTAACGCGTACATCTCGGACCTGTCCATCGGAAACGAAGCGGTCACCTTCCAGCTGGTGGGCAACTCGAAGGCCGGGGGACAGTGGGGCGTCGGCCCGTACGACGTGGTGGACGTGTCCGTCCCGCCGGCCGCCCCGGTGGCCGGTCCGATGCTGACGCCGCTCGGGGACACCTGTCACCGCCGGATGCAGATCACTACGATCGCGCCGCCCGTGCCGGACCCCCTCTGCGACTTCGCCACGGTCCCGACGCCGACGCCGTGACCTGACCGCAACGGGGTGCGACGCTTCGGTGTCGCACCCCGTTGCACCACCTGCTGCAACCCGCACCGCCACCGAAGGAAGGAACGCCATGCCGCTGTCCTCGGGACTATGCAGCTTGGACGGGTGGGAACTGGACCAGGACTGCCTGAACATCCCGGACGGGACCGATCCGGCGACGATCGAGAAGTGGCGGCAAGTTGCGGCCGAGCTGCTGTTCACGCTGACCGGCAGCCGCTTTGGCCCGTCCTGTCCCGTCACGGTCCGGCCCTGCCTGAAAAGCTGCTTCGACGGCTTCCGCTCGTTCCTGTTCCAGGGCCAGCCGGTCATGTCCACGGGCCCGTTCATCCCGTACATGCGGAACGGGCTGATGTACAACGCGTCCATCTGCGGGTGCCGTGGCGACTGCCAGTGCGGCGGCCAGCTCTGCGAAGTCTTCCTGCCGGGGCCGGTGTACGACATCGTGTCGGTGGACATTGACGGGGAAGTCGTGGACCCCGCCACGTACGGCATTCTGGACGGACGCTACCTGGTGCGCAGCAGCGCGACCGCCGAAGACGCTGCGGGCGGGACCTGCTGGCCCGAGTGCCAGGACATGTCCCTGGTCCCGGGCAACCCGAACACCTTCACCGTGGTCTACCGGACCGGCATCCCGCTGCCCGCGATGGGCCGCGCCGCGCTGACCGAGCTGGCCGCCCACTACATCCGGGGGTGTGCGGGCTGCGGCTGTGGCGCGACCGCACAGAAGAACCTGTCCCGGCTGTCCCGGCAGGGTGTGGACCTTCAGTTCGTGGACGCGCAGCAGGTGCTGACGGACGGACGTACCGGGCTGCCGCTGGTGGACCAGTTCATCCATGCCGTCAACCCCTCGGGGCTGCCGCGCGCCATGCGGGTGCTGTCCCCGGACGCCCCGAAGGCGCCCCGTATCTGGTACTCGGGGACGGGACTCTGATGACGCTGTCCATGCTGGCGATCCACCAAGCCGCGCAGAACCTGCTGGACTGTGTCTGCACCGCCGTGGACGCGCTGCCGCTGTCCCTGCCCGGCCTGGCCGGCTGCCCGTGCCGCGTCGGTGTGGTGCCTGCCGCGCCCGCTGCGGACGGCTGCGACGGTGGCTGTTCGGTCGGCCCCGGTGAGTGGCCGGGGCAGCTCACCGTGAACGTGGTGCGGCTGTTCGCCACGGACGCGCAGACCTTCCCGCGTGAGGTGGGCCCGTCCGCGTCTGCCGGAACCGGCCTCGGGGTGCGGTCGCTGAAGAATTGCGCCATGCCGCAAGTCACCGCCGTGGAACTGCTCGTGACCCTGTTCCGCTGTGTGCCGGGTCCGACCGACGAAGGCTGCCCGCCGAGCATGGCCGAACTGGACGCGGCGGCCATGCAGTATCACGCGGACATGCTGGCGGTGCAGCAGGGCGTGCTGTGCTGCTTCGCGGGGACAGACACGTCCCGCCGTAACGGCCGCCGCTACGTCATGGGGCAGACCACCACGATCGGCCCCGCAGGGGCCTGCGTAGGCTTCCAGACGCGCGTCACGGTCGCCCTGGACGATTCCCTGCCGCCCGTCCCCGTGGCCGCTCTGGTGGCCGTTGAGAGCGCCACCCTCGGGTCCTTCTGATGCCCGCTCGGGTGTCCATCGATCCGTCCCGCTTCCAGCGGCTGCTGTCCGCCGTGGGCGGGCCCGGTGAGCGGCTGTTGCAGCGGAAGGCCGAACGGGTGGCGGCGCTGGCCCGCCGGTACGCGGCGCCGCACGGCAGCATGGCGGACGGCATCGTGGTGGGCCCCTACCAGGACAAGCGCATCGAGGTGATCAGCACGCACCCCGCCACGCAGTTCGTGCACGACGGAACGCCCCGGCACCTGATCAGGCCGAGGCGTTCCGGCGGGGTGCTGCGCTTCGAGGTAGGGGGCCGCGTCGTCTTCGCGAAGGTGGTCAACCACCCCGGTTACCGGGGTGACCCCTTCCTGACGAATGCGCTGCGTGACGCGGGGTGACACTGTGTGCAGAGTGGCAGAAGTGGGCAGAAACGAGCCGAGAGAAACCGCAGGTCAGGGCCTTGTGGCAGCTGGAACCAAACCTTTCGTATTAGGCGGGTATGTGGTCAGGCATGGGTGGCACTACGTTGCGCGCGGGCCCGCGTACGGAAGGTGACGCACCTGCCACACCAGAAGTGTCTCTATACGCGAAGGTTGGTATTTGCTGCCATAAGGCCCTGACCTGCGACGATGCGACGGCCGTTTCTGCCCACTTCTGCCACGGTCGCGCTCTGCCAGGCCCGGTGACGGAACGTCAGCCGTTTCTGTCCACGGGTAAGCTGTGCTCAGCAACCACTTGAAGGGGACCCGATGCGCGTTACCACTCGGCTGAAGTACGGACTGTTCCGCCTGCTGGGCGTGATCAGCCCGAGCGGCGCGTACCCGCTGCCGCCCCGGTGGGCCCTGAACGCCACGGGCAAACACCGGTTCTATGACGCCCCCGACTGCACCGGGGACTGCTGCCCATGGAACCGGCAGGTCGCGGCGTGCCAGCTGGCGTGCTGCAACCTGAAGCCGCAGGCGGACGCGTACGGGGCCCGCACGGTCCAGCGGGTGCCGGACAACGTCACCCCGCTGCGGCGCCGCGAGAGGGGCGATGAAGCGTGCTGATCGACTACGCCAGCGCCAACGGGACCGAGGTCTGGAACACCACCCGGCTTCAAACGTACCTGCGCACCGTGGGCAGTCCGTTCGACACCGGTCCGGACATCTGCCACTGTCCGAGCCTGACCGCCGAAGTCCTCGGGGCCGAGGGCCCGTACACCGTTCCTGACGCCGAGGTGGAACCGGCGCCCTGGTACGACCCGGCCGTTCCAGAGTCCGCTGAGTTCCTGGGTTTCCTGCCGCTCACCATGAGCGGGACGGACGACAACCCGCGCCGCCGCTCGGTGAGCAACGCCGTGGGTGGTGGCGGTGTCTTCGGTCCGACGCGTGAGCAGCCGCGCAGCATCGTGGTCACCGGGGTACTGATCGGTGCCACGTGCTGCGGCGCGCAGTACGGCATGCAGTTCCTGTCCGACTTGCTGAACGGGTGCACCGGCGACACGTGCGACGGCGACTGCTTCACGCTCTACAACTGCTGCCCCGACGACGGGATGACACCGGCACAGTTCAACGCCGCGCACCGCCGGACGTTCCGCCGCACGTCCCTGGTGGACGGTCCCACCGAGACCGGCCGCCGGTCCACGGGTGCCTGCGGCAGGTCCGCCTGCGCTGCCGGGGCTGAGCTGATTGAGGTGGAATTTGTCCTGGTGGCCGCGTCCCCGTGGGCGTGGACCGATCCGATCCCGGTGCTCGAAGTCGTCCCGCCCATCGCGGACCAGGACGTTTGCGTGGACTGGTGCGTGTCCGACAACGCGGATCCGGACCACAACTGCGACCCGGCCGAGTGCCTGTTTCAGTCGTGCGTCACGCCAGGTGACCCGTACGCGGACCCCCGCAACCGGGTGCCGTTGCCGCCGCAGCCGACCGTCCCGGCAGGCAGCTTTTGCGCGCCGCTCGTACCTGATCGCGCCTGCTACAGCGTGAACCTGTCCGCCCGGCCGCAGTGGGCCAGCGACGCACCGCTGATTGAGATCTACGCGGGCGCGTACGAGCTGCGCAACATCCGGGTGACGTGGTACGAGCGGCCTGCCGGCTTCGTGGGGGACTGTGGCGACCTGGCGGACAGCAACTTGTGCAACTACATACAGGACTTCACGGTGACGTACATCCCGCCGCGCGGCACGCTCACCCTGGACGGGTCCATCGGGCGCGCCGTGGTGACAGCTGGTGGCCTCGGCTGCCGGACCGCGTCCACGGCGTACGGGAACCAGAACGGCGGGCCGGTGGAAGTCACGGACCTGACCTGTGCCACGTACTGCGTGTGCATCGAGACGGACAGCGACTCGCCCCCGGCAGCGGACGCGCTGGTCCGCGTCAGCGTCCTCGGGAAGGGGTACTGATGCCGCTCGGCTGCGCCACCCACGGGTACACCATCACGGACCGTACGGGCGGCCACGTGGCCGCGTCCGGCCGCCTCACGGACGTGAGCTACAACCGTCTGCTGAACGACTCGTCCGACGCCTCGGTGACGATCGGGGTGGAAGGGCTGGACTGCTGCGATGAGCTGGGCAACATCCGGTCCTGGCGGCACTGGCTGAACATCTTCCGCAACGGCGCCTTCGTCTGGTCCGGGCCGATCGTGACCGCGACGTGGTCCCGTGACGAAGTCACCGTGAACGCGACGGACCTGATCGGGCTGCTGGACCGGCGGGTGGTCCACCGGCAGATCACATTCGCGCGGGCGCCGCTGTCCACGATCGCGTCCACCCTGATCGAAGACGGTCTACGGCCCGATGACCCCGGCCACGCCGTGACCATCGTGGCCCCCACCGTGTCAACGGGCGGGCGGACCTATCAGGCGTGGATCGGCCAGACTGCGGACCACTTGCGCGACCTGGCGGAAACAGGTCTGGACTTCACGGCCATCGGGCAGAACATCCTGCTACTGCCTGACGACTACGCCGAGACCATCGGGCGCCTGTCGGACGATGACCTGCCGCAGGGCCTGAAGGTCACCGAGGACGGGGCCTCGCTTGCCACCCGGCAGGTGGTGGCCGCCGACGAAGACACCGGGTACGTGGGGGTGGCCGGCGGGATCAATGATTACTACGGGCTGCTTGAGATCTACACCGAGCAGAACACGCTGAAGACCCTGTCTGATGCGGACCAGGCCGCGCAGGCGAAGCTGGACGGGTCCCTGAACGTGCCGGTCTTCATCGACACGCAGGACGTCACCCTGTCCCCGACCGCGCCCGTGATAATCGAGCAGCTGGTCCCTGGCTGGTGCGTAGACATCACCTCGGGCCAGACCTGCCGCGAGATCACGCAGCGCATGAAGATTACGGGCTTGGCCGTATCCGAGAACGGTGAAGCCGAACGCATCGTGTTGCAGGTGTCCGCGCTTGGTGATGACTTGGTGGTGACGTGATGGCGCAGCGCAACAGTCCTTCACGCAGGATCCCCGGCCAACCGCTGGCGGGCATCCTGCGGACCGTCGCGTATCAGGCCCGGTACAGCAACCGTCGCAGGTCCGACGTCACCACCGTGACCAACTCGGCTGCGGCTGCCGTGTCTGCTCAAGCAGCTGCAACGGGCGCCACGATGAGCGTTGCGCCCGAGTCGATGGCCAGCGCGATGGCGAAGGCCGAAGCGGTGCAGGTGTATGCCGCGTCGCAGCCGTCCGAAGGCGTCGCAACGTTCGTTGCGGCCGAGGGCGTGGCCGTGTCGCAGCCGTTGCAGGACTCGGCGGCCTTCATGGTGGACGGCGACGGCCGCGCAACGTGGCAGTACGAAGACCGTGGCACGGTCCCGGTGGTCGTTGCGACGGTGGACGCGGACCAGCCGGCCGTCGCAACGGTGAGTGCGCGCACTGCAACGGCCATAACCGTGCACGTGTGGGACCTGTCCGGCCAGCCGGTGCCCGGTGCAACGGTCTATGTCGCAGCACGCTGGCCGTAGGATTCAGAGCAGCAACCCGAGGGGAAGGACCGCAACATGGCGCGCGTCTGTGTAGACAGCACTTACTTCAACGTGGACGATACGGGGCAGCTGACACTGAAGCCCGGTTCGGTCGGATACCAGACCACGATCACGGTTTCGTACCTGGTGCCTCTGAACTTCCAGATTGCGGACTACCCCGGTGCAGCCTGGGTCTTCGTCGAGTGTATCGGTGGCGGTGGCGGTGGCGCGGGCGCCCAGGACACGAGCGGCACTACGGGCATCGCGCAGGGCGGTGGTTCGGGCGGAACGTACTGCGCGTCGTGGCTCGAAGCGTCCAGCCTTCCCCCGATCGTCCCGGTGGCCGGTGGCAACGGCGGGACCGGCGGCACCTTCAACGCGGCGGGGGCGAACGGTGGGGATTCCACCTTCGGCACGCTGGTGGTCGGCCCCGGTGGTGTTGGCGCCACGGTGCAGATGCTGGCCAGCAGCACGAGCGGCATCGGGAAGGGTGCCGTATCCGGTGCGGTCGGGACCGGTCAGATACGGCGTCAGGGACAGCCCGGTGGCTCGGCGGTACTGGTCACGGCCTTCCACAAGATCGGCGGTGATGGCGGCGCGTCCGGCTGGCCCGGCGCTGGCGGTAAGGGCGCGGCCAACAACGAAAACGGCGGCGCCGGCCAGACCTTCGCGGGCGGTGGCGGTGGCGGTGCGGCAGCCTTCAACGGCAGCTGGTCCGGCGGGTCCGGCGGTGCGGGTATCGTCCGCATCTCGGTCTACAACTAAGGGGCAGGAACATGGCGCGCTGCGACTGTGCGGGACTCGGAACCGAAGGGTGCATGTGTGTCCTGACCGCTGGTGAGAACGTGACGGTGACCGGCACCGGTCAGGCACTGGACCCGTGGGTGGTGAACAGCATCCTGGCGGCCCCGTACACCGAGGGTACGGCCATCGACATCGTGGGCAACGTGATCAGCGTGGACCTGTCCTCGGACGCGGGCAACACGCTGGCGGTCGGCGGTGACGGTGGCCTGTTCGTACCCACACCCGCCCCTGTCGCAGCCGCGTCCTCGTTCCTCGGCATGCTCGTGACGATCGCGGCCGGGAC